TTTCTAAACCAACGGATAGATAAATCTCTACCCCCTGCTTTTTCAACTATCTTGTCAACTGCATCTGTCATACCTCTATTTATACAGTTAACCTAAGTGGTCTTCAGTTAAAATCTTGAATTCCATGTTTCTATCGTTACACCATTCTATTGCAGATTCCCACTTTGCTTGGTTTACACCCCATGTACGGACTTCACTGATAAATCGTGGTGTTTTACGTTTAGGGAGTTTTGGTGGGCCACACTGTGCCTTGGGTTTCACTTCAATGATGATTTTTTTGATAGAACCATCCTTCTGTTTTACCTTAATATAAAAATCGGGGAAATACCGATGGCGTCTACCATCTAGGGGTGATATATATGGTATGATGACTTCTTCACTTCCCCACTCAAGGATAGATGTGCTTTTGTCACAATAAACCATAAACCGTCTTTCCCATAGGGAACGGTAAATTATTTTATCTACGTCACCTTTATATTTCTTTTGATTAATTGGGACGTATCTTCCACTATATGCCATGTCAAACCTTATAGATACTTTAAAGAACGAATTCTTGTAGGATTATTTATATGGCAAACTTAGAAAGTATAGTGAGTAGTTTATTTGGTGCTGGTGGTAAATCACGTGCTGGTAATCTACAATACCCAATGGACGTAGGGCATATGTCCAGAAGTGACCACTATGTACAATTTTTTATCAATGAACAGGTAGATGCAAAGGCATCAATATCTGGCGGTGCAGTACCAAACACTAGAACATTTGCAAGTGGGCCCGGCGGGCAAACAACAACTGAAATTGTTCATAGTGATAGAAGAGAAAGAACACTGGAAAGGGCGCCAACAACCAGAGCATCTGGTTCTATTACGTTATACATGCCCAATCAGATTCAAGTATCACAGAAAGCAAACTATGGTGAAGCAGAAATTGGACTGTTAGTTGCTGGTGCAATCGCAAGTTATCAGACGGTATCTGGTGGACTATCACAAATTGACCTTGGTTCAGTTGCTGATACTCTTAAAAAGGAGTCTGGTACTGGTGTAGCAAAAGCACTAGAGACTGCTGGTGCAACAGGTGCTGTCGCTGCAAAAGCAATTGCATCTGGTGAGACTACAAACAATAGAACAGAGATGAAGTTTGAGGGTATTGATAGACGTTCTTTTCAATTCTCATTTAGACTACTTCCACGTTCTTCAAAAGAAGCACAAGCAATTCAAGAAATAGTGACACTATTCAGATATCACTCTATGCCTGGATTTACAGATGATATGTTGGGTAGAACACTCAAAGCACCATCTACATTCGACATTCAATATTATCCACAAGAACATCTACATAGAATTGGTACATCTGCACTTGAAGCAGTTGATGTTAAATTTGGTGGTGACAGACCACAGTTCTTTAAAGATAATCAACCAACTGAAACTGAACTTACTTTGACATTTAAAGAACTTGATATTGTCACTAGAGAGAAAGTTGCAAGAGGATTTTAATATATGTATTTTAGAAAGTTTCCAACAGTACAGATAGATGTTAAGGGCGATGGTATACTACACAGTATGACTGATATCACTCGTAGAGTAAATTTTAATGATTCAACATTAGCAAACTTTGTTAATTTTGATTTCTATGATGTACCAGATGGTTCAACACCAGAACAGATTGCATATGACTATTATGGCGATGCAAATCTACACTGGATTGTTCTCATAGCAAATAACATCAAAGACATTTACACAGATTGGCCAATGTCAGTTGATAGATTTGAAAAACATGTAGCGTCTAAGTATAGTAATATAGATGAGATTCATCACTACGAATACACACAAGAGTCTGGTGATACAAAATTTACTATCGAACTTCCAAACGATTCTGCAACGACAATTCCTGCTGGAGCAACAGCAATCACAAATTATGAATATGAGGAAAGACTATTGGAATCTAAAAGAAAAATAAGACTAATCCAACCATCCTACATTGCTAAAGTACGAGCAGAGTTTGAAACGATTATAGGTAGATAGACATGGCGACTATGCAGTACGCTGGTGAATATCACATTGAAGTCTGCGAAATCTATGCGGCAAGTGGTGCAGTAATAGATTTAAAAGACCAATTTGCATCAGTAAACATATATGAAGATATATTCAAAAATGCACTTACTGGTGACATTTCAATTGTAGACACTAACAATCTACTTACCAATCTTCCAATCATTGGACAAGAAAAACTAAAACTACGTCTGGTAACTCCAAATGCAGATGACGATAACTCTCGTACAATAGCGGTTGACTT